AACCTCTTTTATAGGGGATCCTACATCTTCTGGGTCTTCATGAATATTTTCTGCCCCACATTGATACAAAGCAAAAAAACCCTGAACTAAGTCAGTTACCTTTTCTTCGTTTAAGTCTCCGAACAAGCCAAGCATCCTTAATTTTGGAGGCTCCTCTTTGAGAGAGTTTAACAAAATGATCGGAGATCTCTCTGGTTCCACTGAAGAGTCGGTTTGGGGCGCCTCTTTCTCTTCTGGAGCTTCTTTCTCTTCTGTCAGGCGTTTCATATAATTCCTCTGTTAAGATCATAATTCTTCAAACAATGGCTCACTGTCAGCACTCGTTGTTGATACTATTTCTATTCTGCCGTCAGCCCATTTTAGTTCCAGTTGATTTTGTAAAAACAATCTCACCGTTTTCATTATATACTCTATTTCTTTTTGTTTTAAGGTTGAAGATTCTGTTTTAACCCAATTAATAATTGAATTTGCCACAAAAACTCGCGGCGCCGTATAAATATTGTCCTGCTGAGTTAAGGCGCCCTCTTTTATAAACCATTCTAGTGCTTTGTTACCTGTTTTAAAGTCTGTCACTCTTCTGGTCCTTATAAAATTTGTTCATAAGATTCATTCCCTCGTTCCAAGTAGAAAACGAGGGCTTGATATAACGTGGTGTTGATGTACGCATATTATAAATGCAAGAAACTTTCCACGCATCGAAGAATTCATCATCAAGCACACGATTCTTTTCTATTTGCTCGGGATCGACACCGGAGTCTTTCATTGTTTTATATCGAAGGGCCTTGATAAACGAAATGTCTTCCGTCAAGGATGCCAAAATAACTAAAATGTTAATTTCAATATGTTTAAACACAACGGCAGCTTGCCCCAAGGCAAACAACTTTGAAAGAAATTTATAAGTGATGGCGCCGGCAACGAACCATATCAACTCATACATTTATATTAGCGTAGCTTCTTGGAAACACGACTGGCTAGCCTTCGGGCCAACTTTTCAGCTACGGCATCTGCACGTTTTTCTTTAAGTAGTCGTGAAGAAACACGTTTATATACCTTCTCCATCAAGACGTCTTCATCGATATAGGTAATCTCTTGGAGGGCTTCTAAAGCCGCCTCCTCATCTTCCTCTTTGGCTTCAACTTCTTCGTCTCCAGGCCCAAGCTCCCCTTCCAGGTCACCTTCTTCAACTTCCATTTCACCGACTTCTACTTCTTCAGGCTCTTCACCTTCTTCGACTTCAATGTCGACGCCATGCTTTTCAGCAACGCGCGCAACTGCATCTAAAGTATCTCGTGCAAACGCTTCAATAGAGCCTTCGTCTTCCGGCTCTTCTTCAACTTCTTCTTCTGCTTCTAGTTCAACGCCTTCTGGCTCACCAGGCAACTCTTCTTCGACTTCGACTCCGACTTCAGCCTCAAGTTCATCTTCGGGAGCCTCAGTAAGCTCCTCATAATTCTCTTGTAAAAAGCCACTTCCGATAGCCTGTGTACCGGCCAGTTTCATAAAGCGCCGAACTGTGTTTTCTTTTAGTAAGTTCTTTTTGTTGCTCATTGGAAAAATCTCCTTGTTATGATCCGTGTGCCAGCACCTCTGGCGTTTCCTTTAATAAATAGTTACAATACCTTTAAACGTCTGTTTTTTTGCAATTTTTGTATGGCTCGGTCCTGTAACTGTTTTACACGCACAATACTTAAATTTAATCTCTTTGCTGTTTCTTCTAATGTTAAGTCACCGTGTTTCTGTACCGATAGGAGGGAACAATTCATATCCACTTCATAATCTATCCACACTCGACACTCTTTTTGTTTACATTTTATATTATTTTTAACACATTTTTCTAAACACTTTCTCATAACTCTGAATTCTCCTTTTCTATTATATCAAATATATTTTCAATTTCATCTTTATTCAAACCAAATTGATTAATAATTTCTTTTTGTTTTTGACGTGACTTCGAAGATTTGTTTCTGATATTCTGAGAGATTTTCTTTTTTTCTTTTAGTTTCTCCACAAACTCCGTTAGGTATTCGTCTCTTTCAACATAGGCTTTTACTACTTCATTAAAAAATTCTTTAATTTTTATGTTATCGTGGTGTAACCTTATTTTAAGATCAGCGTGTAATTTTACCACACTATCAAAACAAATTTGTTTTTTATCGTAACCATATTCAGACATCTTATTTTCTCATAATATGAGTAGAGCTTTCTACTTGGCCAGCGGCGGTTTGCCGAATAAACTTAGCTTTAATTTGTAGATCTTTCAAAGATCGCACACCAGAATAGCTAAATCCACTCCTAATACCGCCCAAAAGATTATCCAATATAGAAGCAACCTTCCCTTTGTAGGTAACTGTAGTTGAAACTCCTTCCGGGGTGGAAGATTTCCCCCTCCAGTCTTCTTGTGCTTTTGTTGATGCCATTCCTCTGTAGATTTTATACTTCTTTCCTTTGTTTGATGTAAAAACATTTCCCGGTGTCTCCTTTGTCCCTGCGAATAAAGACCCAACCATAACAAAATCTGCACCTGCGGCCAGGGCCTTAACAATGTCTCCGCTTGTTTTGATCCCGCCATCAGCAATAATTTTTGCTGAATACGGTGTTCTGGCACATTCTACGATGCTTTGTAGAGTTGGGACGCCATGGCCTGAAACCAATCTAGTGGAACATATACTACCGCCGCCGATGCCGACACGAATACTGTCTGCTCCCCACTCTGCGAGAGCATTAAATCCTTCCAAAGTCGCGACGTTACCAGCCATAATGTGTGTCCTTTGCCCATAATTATCTTTTAAGGTTTTGATAGCGCGCTCCATTGCTACATGGTGCCCGTGGGCTGTGTCGACACATAATATTTTCACACCAAGATGCACCATTCTCTCGGCTCTCTCGATGTAATCGCCAGTAGCCCCGATGGCTACGGCAACTGGCATGCTAGAATTTTTCTCTCGAATTCTTTTAACAATGTCAGCTTGTTCATTAATTGAATTATATCTATGTACAATGCCGAAACCGCCGGCAGTGTGTGTTGCAATAGCCATGGCCTCCTCTGTCACTGTATCCATCGGGCTGGAAATGACTGGAAGGGTAAATTTAAGATTATTATCTAAATTGCTACTTATATCAACCTGAGATCTACTTTCAATTTCACTATATTGTGGTACGAGCAAAACATCATCAAAAGATAAGCTTTCTCTAAAACCTCGTTGGATCATTGTTCTCCTCTGTTCTGCATTGTCGAAATGGAAGGTGAGGGCCCTGAATTAAAAACCACAACAGCCGAAGGGAAGGGTGCGGAATTACTTGAATTACCAAATTTTAGCCTTCCTTTCACAAATCTAATTTCCTGTGCCCTCATAACATACTCATGCCAGTACTTTGTATCTGTCCTAGATGGGATAAGCATAACAACTTTTGTGTTGTTTTTTAAGGACTCCTCATATCCTTTTTTAATCCAGTACTTAATTCCTCGTCCGTAAGGAGGATTACAAAAAACAATATTTTCAGACCAATCTTGTTTTAAACTATCATCCTTTGAAGAATAATATTTTTCACATTTAGTATTTTCCTTCGACGCGCATGCGTCCAGCGTAAAGGGTCCTAGTTCCCCGTCTAATTTATCAAAAAAATCTTGTGGTGTAGACCAGTTAAGCCTTCCTGATGAAAACATTAATTCTGTTGTTTTGTTATCCATTGTTTCTTCCCTCCTTAAGGTTTATTAAATGTCTTTTAAGATACCAAATAGCTTTTTCAATATCTTGAATGGGTTCCCCCTTGCGTTGATGTCTCGCGATATATTTAATCGCATTTCCGTCGTTAAAACCAAGTTCCCAATCTTCAATGGCATCAATAACTTCGATTTTGCCAACGTTATAGTGTGCCGGGTGATCAACTTTTTTGTCATTGCACTTTTTACATCCTTTTTTCGCCTTACAGGGTTTCTTTTTTTCCCCCTCAACATACACATCGTTTCCTACATATACATCGCTACCTTGCATCAAACTTCTAGATTCCTTACTCATATTCTTTTTCTCCTTTCAG